CAGGCAACCAAATTGTAAACGTGGTGCGTGATGACATTGCCCCGAATAGCCCCGAGGCAATCGCGCTAGGGCTGGAAGATAACGAAATTGGCAAACAAAGCTATAACCCAGACTTGGACATCCTCGCGGCGGTCATGGCCGACCCTGCTATGCAGGCGTTGAAGGCTGAGGATAAGATTTTGAGTGACATTATAGAGGGAATGGATAAACGACCAGAAGTAATGACCGAAGAGGACGCTTTCGGAAGATTGCCACAGGATGACCGCGCCCCATTTCAACAGATGACCTTTACCCTGCATGATAGCCAGTATGAAATTATTGACGAGGCTTTGAAGTTATCGAAGGCACAGGGCGCATTTATCGACAGCCCCAACGAGAACAGCAACGGAAACGCCCTCGCCCGTATTTGTGAGACATATATAACCGAACATGGCAACAGCTAAAGACCTTATTGTAAAGCCCATAGCAAGCGCGGACGCGATAGCGTTTGTGAAGGCGCACCATTACAGCGGGAAGGTGGCGCAAAATTCGCAACTTCATCTCGGTGTATTTCTGGATGGCCGTTTACATGGCGTTATGCAGTTTGGGCCGTCTTTAGATAAACGCAAAATACAGGGGCTTGTATCTGGTACGCAATGGCACGAGTTTTTAGAACTAAACCGCATGGCGTTTGATGACGTATTGCCCCGCAACAGTGAAAGCCGCGCCCTGTCTATTGCATGGCGATTACTGAAAAAGCACGCCCCGCAGGTTAAGTGGGTGGTATCGTTTGCCGATGGTACGCAATGCGGCGACGGTACGATTTACAGGGCGGCGGGGTTTGTGCTTACGGGGATAAAAGAGAATACGGACATGCTTCTTATGCCAGACGGAACCGTTGAGCATAGTTTCAATTTCAAAGACAGTATCCCCACAGCGGTAAACGCTAAGAAAAAGTGGGGGAAATATTCAACAGAGAATCAAGGCATTAGTGTAAATAAATTTGCAAAGAAAATCGGCGCAAAACCACTTGTAGGTTTTCAACTTCGCTATATTTATTTTATAGACCCCGCATATCGCGCCCGCTTGACCGTCCCTGAATTGCCCTATTCAGAGATAAAGGCGCGGGGTGCTACCATGTACAAAGGGCAAAGACCCACAGGCGAATCAGGCGAAATAGATAACGCGGTGCAAACCAATGCACAAACTGGCGGCGCAAGTCCGACCGATTCGCTCTAACCCTGTGAGAAACGTGTGAGAAATGGCAAATAACCAGAACCTAAAACCGTTCGTCAAAGGCTATGACCCTCGGCGCAATATGAAGGCAGTGCCGAAGGAAACCACCCTAATCCGTGAGAAGATGCGGAAGATTGCCGCTGAAATTATCGGAGAGGGTACAGAGGCGGAGATGTCGCGCTTCGAGGCCATGCTTCGCCAGTTGTGGACATCCCGCAACCCCGCCCATAATAAGCTGGCCTTGCAGGTGCTTGACCCGAAGTTACTGACGGAACACTCCGACATAACCAGCGACGGGAAGGCGATACAGATCGGCATAAAAGGATTCGATGACATCCCCGACGATTGAGATTGACCCGTCGGTTATGAATGATGTGTACCTTCCCCAATTCAAGAACATGGCGAGGGTGCAAATTCTTTATGGTGGCTCGTCGTCTGGTAAGAGCAAATTCAAGGCACAGCAAGCGGTGATAGATACGCTGGACGCCACGAGGACGGGCGGGCGGAACTGGTTGATATGTCGCCAGGTAGGGCGCACAATACGCGGCTCGGTAGCGCAGGAAATAAACAGAGTGATTACCGAATGGGGCTTACAACAATTTTTTAGTATCAACAAAACAGACGGTACGATAACCTGTATCAATGGGTATCAGATTATCTTTAGCGGGCTGGATGACGTGGAAAAGCTAAAGTCTATCACCCCCGCACAGGGAGCAATTACCGACGTATGGGTAGAGGAAGCGACCGAGACCGCACAGGATTCAATCAAGCAGTTATTGAAACGCCAGCGCGGTGGAAATCCAAAGACGCCTAAACGCCTTCACCTGACATTCAACCCGATATTACAGCAACACTGGATTTATCAGACGTACTTTAGCGGTATTGGCTGGATGGATGAACAGAAGAAATATAAGACGCCTGAATTGTCCATTCTAAAGACTACGCACCTTGATAACAAATTCCTGACCAGTGACGACCGCAAAGGATTAGAGCAAGAGACCGACAGTTATTATTATCAGGTGTACACGCTGGGTAATTGGGGCGTACTTGGTGATGTAATCTTCACTAATTGGCGCGTTGAAGATTTATCGCAGATGCACGACCAGTTTACCAACAGGCGCAACGGCTTAGACTTCGGCTTTTCCAGTGACCCTGCCGCTGTGGGTGTAAGTCATTATGACAAGATGCGTAAGACGATTTACTTCTATAAGGAACTGTATGAGACAGGGCTTACCAACGATGTACTAGCCGAGCGCATAAAGGAAATGATAGGCGATGAGCGGATTATTTGTGACAGCGCAGAGCCTAAGAGTATTCAGGAATTGAACAATCACGGCGTATCTGCGGTAGGGGCAAAGAAGGGCAAGGACTCGGTAAACTTTGGGATTGACTGGCTGAAACAGCAGACCATTATAGTAGATAGAACGTGCGTCAATCTGATAAACGAACTGCAACAGTACCACTGGAAGAAAGACGCGGGCGGTAATAGCCTAAAAATACCAGTGGATAAAAATAATCACCTGATAGACGGCGGCCTGCGGTACGCCTACGAAGGCGATATGACAGATTCTTGGTGGATGACATAGGAGCGCAAATGTATAAATACATACTTACGGACGGAACGAAATCAATCAACCCGATGACCGACGACCGCCCAGGGGTTTGGTCACCAGACCCGACAGACACAAAGCGGGCGGCATTATCGAATCGGCTTGTCCCGTCCGTGTTTGCGGGGATTACGTCTCGGACTCAGGCAATGGCCGACCTGCCTTTTACCATCTATAAAAACAAAGGTGACAAGGAAGTTGATAATAGTGACAACTATAAAAACGTTCTCGGATTCCTCCCCTATCCATCCCGCACGTTTGCACTAACCGAGGCCGCGCTGGTTACGTCTGGTAGGGCTTACTGGTACAAAGGCACAGGCGCGCGTACTGGACAGGTCAAAGAATTGCAATACTGGATTCCCTCATCTGTCACGCTGGATAACGATAATGCTAAAAAGAATATTATCAAATTCCATCGTCAAGGCGTGACTGAATTATTCGATGGTACACAAGTACTTTATACATGGTTGCTTGACCCTGATGTAGAGCTTGGCCCTCCGCTGGTGTGGCCTTTAGAGTCTGCGATTGTAGCGGCTGAGGCGAACGGGGCAATCAGTAAATGGGTGGCTGATTACATGCGCCGAGGAGCTATCAAGGCAATGATGCTCATGGTTGAGGGTATGCCGCCGAAAGAGGAAGGGGAAAAGATGGAGGCATGGTTCAACAAGTTTATGACAGGCGCAAGGGGTTTGACGTGGAAAATATTTAATGCCGCTGGTGTAAAGCCGACCATTGTAGGCGATGGCCTCGAAGCCTTGCGCGATTTGAGTATCACGAAGGAATTGCGCTATGAAATCCACCAGGCACTAGGCACGCGGCATTTACTGGAAGATGAAAACCTAGCGACTGCGGTAGCGCGTGAACGACAGTTTTACACAATCACGATAGTCCCTGACGCGAGGGCTGTTCAATACTCTTGGAATGAGCAGATACTTCACAGCATGGGCTATCATCTTGAGTTTGAGCCTGAACGCTTAGAGATATTCCAAGAGGACGAAGGCGCACAGGCGCAAGTGTTTTTAGACATGGTGAAAGGGTTGAGTGAGTATATGTCCATTGATGCCGCTTTCCAGATTGCCAGCGAGAAGCTGGATTATTTGTTTAGTGATGAGCAATTAGCGGTTATCAAGAAAGGCGTTGAGGATAAGAAGGCCAACAAGACACCCGCCCCCGAAGTGCAACCCGTCGAGACTATCCCGCCCGAGGTGGTCAAGGCTTTGGTTGAGTTGGACAAGTGGGAGGATAAGGTAACGAAGGCGGGGAAGATGGTCACGTGGCACGCGGTAGATTTACCCGCCGAATTATGCAAGGATATAAAAGGCGGTGTGATTACGTTCGCACAGGCGCGGGCAGGATTGAATCCCGTCACCGTTACGCCAGAGCCAGAATATAAAAGTGAAATCCTAGTATTGGCCGAAGCAATCAATAAGGCGGTACAGAGTGAGACTAAATAGTTTACTGATTCAGGCAGTAAAGCTAGTACCTGACGTTCTGCCTTATCTGACAGATAGGGCTAGATTTATTTTCTTTGGTGTAGTGAGTGTGGATGCTTATAAATCCTATGATGATATGTTGTCAAAGATACAGGTACTTGTACAGGATACTTATAAAGGCAAGGTTAGCACAGGTGGATTCACTGACCGCATGGCCTCTATTATCGGCGGGCAGTTACGGAACGCCTATAATACAGCATGGATAAATGAGGGAATGGACGATGACAATACATCCGCCGCCCTGCCTGATTACCTCGAAGAGTCTCTGGTTGATATGATAGCCGAGCAGACCAATACAAGCTGGTCTTATCAATTCTTTACCGACATCATGACCGCCCGAACGAACGGCGACCCAATAGAGCCGTTATTCTCACGCGCTGAGTTATGGGCGGGCCAGTGGAACACGGCCTACGAAAACGCAACAAGCCTAATCACCCTGAACAACGGAGGCCGCGAGGAGTGGATACTCGGCGCGACTGAGGAACATTGTCCCGAGTGCGCCGCTCTAAATGGGATTGTAGCCCTTGCGAGTGAATGGAACGCACTAAACGTTTACCCAAAGAATCCCCCTAATGATTACCTAACTTGCGGCGGCTGGCGGTGTGACTGTGAGCGCAGAGCAACAGACAAGAAGCGAAGCCGAAACGCTTACGCCAGAATCAAAAAGATAGTGGGCTGATAATGCAGATAAAATTCCCCATTCGCAATCTTGAAAAGGTAAAGAAGTACATCGCCTCTTTACCTCGCGGCGTTACCTTTGTCGCTTTGAAGGCTATTAGTGATTGGCTGGTAGGTGACTCACAGAGCGGACTTAGACACCCCGAGCCGTACAAGTATGTTAGTCGCAAGTCTGCCTATGGGTTTACATTCTTTACCGACAAGCAAAGACGCTGGTTTTTCTGGGCGTTACACTCTGGTAAAATCAATCCTGGACAGAATAACCGTACAGGAAAATCAACCGAGGCGTGGACATACACCCCGCAGGAAAAGGGTAAAAATTATTCATTTCGATTAGTGAACGACACAGCGGGCGGATATTGGACACGCCACGATAAGCGGCAGGCGCGGCAGTTAGGGAAGGTTGGCTGGTGGAAGGTCGCTAAAGTTGTAGCGAAGAATCTCCCCGCCGCAATACGAGCAGGGCGGGCGGCGGTAAAGAAATACCTAGAGAAGAAAGGATAATCAATGGAATTCATCACATGTCTAAATTACGCAATCGGAATACAAGAAGTGAGGCAGGCGGTGGGGTTATTTGTTGTGGCAAGCGTGCCAACTGCTATGATTCTTTATGCGTTCCTTGTAAATATTTATCGTAAAAAACAATCTAGTTTAGATGAGTTTGAGTCTCTCGCAAATGAATACTCAAGCATAATGGAAGAAAACGCCAGTAAACTAAAAGAACTAAGGATTGCCGTAGAGGAAAACGGAAAAGCCTTAAGCAGATTAGTGGATGTTTACAGAAAGCCCGCACATATTTTACAGATAAAACACCACGAGGGATTTGTGCCCTCACAAGAACTATTAGACGCAGGCGAAGCGGAAGGGTCAAAGAGGCTTACCGAGTTGTACATAAAAACAATGGAAAAGCAGCTTGCAAGAAAACCGAATCCGTGATAAAAGAAAGCATAATTAAATAACCAACGAGAGACCCTCACAGGTTTACAAGCTAGTAAACAAAGAGGCGCGGCGTTAGATAGGTACTTAGTACCTGTTTGACGCCGCGCTTTTTGTTTTCGGAGAATCTATGGCAATTACAGAC